AGGGGGAGGGACCCGACGCAGTCCTTAAAGTTATATATACTCACCGAGAAACGGGGTTCGGGCTATGCCGGCAAAATCTACAAAAAAAGCAACAAATACAACAAAAAAAGCAAAAACTCCGCTAGTTCCGGCGCGTTTTACGATTATTCCGGCGGGCTCGAACGTGGCCGCGATCGAGCTTATGATCCGCGCACTCGACGAACTCGGCCGGCTGGAAAAGATCGATTCCGCGAGATTAGAAATAGCGCGGCAGTTAGCCCAGCAAGTAGACGAGAATCCGACGAACGGCTTTTTATGGAAACAGTATCGAGACGCCGAGAACGCTTTAAGGACGGTCGGTAATGGCCCGGTCGACGACTTCGCGGCCCTTATGCGGACTCTCGATTCCGAGGTACGCGACGCCGAGAACCGAAAGCCGGCGAAGTCTCGGAGCCGAAGTAGCGGCGATAGCTAACACTCTCGGGACGCCGCTTTTACCGTGGCAAAGACAAGTAGCCGACGTTGCTCTCGAAGTCGATTACGAAGGACGGCCGTATTATCGCGAGATTCTAATAACCGTCCCTAGACAATCTGGGAAGACGACCCTCGTTCTCGCGCTCGAGCTACAAAGAGCGCTCCGATGGGGAAGTCCGCAGCGAATCGCGTATACGGCTCAAACCGGCTGGGACGCGCGACGAAAGCTAATCGACGATCAAATACCGCTAATCGAATCGTCTCCGATTCGTCACGCCGTAGATCGGATCTATCGAGGCGCCGGAATGGAAGGAATCCGTTTTAAGAACCTCTCCCGGATCGAGATCGTATCGACAACACCTACGGGAGCTCACGGTCGGACGCTTGACTTCGCGACAATCGACGAAGCATTCTCCGAAGAGCTCGACATTCGAGAACAAGCGCTACTCCCGACTATGGCAACTAAACGAGACGCCCAGCTTTTAATAGTGTCCACGGCGGGAACCGAACGATCGATGTATCTCCGCCGGAAAGTCGAGGCCGGCCGCGCATTCGTGGACGCCAAGAAAACCGACGGAATCGCGTACTTCGAGTGGAGCGCCGCAAGCGACGAAGATCCTTACGATCCGGAAGTATGGTCGCGATGTATGCCGGCACTCGGCCATATCATCGACGAACGAACGGTACGTCACGCGATGGAATCTATGACGATCGGCGAGTTCCGACGCTCATATCTAAACGTATGGCAGATCTCGACCGAAACGATGATCCCCGAAAAAGTCTTACTCGCCAATATGAACGCGAAAGTCGCTCCGACCGGAAAACTCGTTTTCGGCGTAGACGTAGCCCTAGACCGATCTTCGGCGTCTATCGTCGTCGCCGACGAGTCCGGGAATTGCGAGCTCATCGAAAACCGCGACGGCGTGAGCTGGGTAGCTCAAAGAGTCCTCGACCTCTCCCGACGATGGAAAGCTCAAGTCGTAATCGACGGATACGGGCCGGCGGCGTCACTCATAGACCCATTAGAAAAGCTAGGAATTAAAGTCGAAAAATACTCGACTCGCGAAATGGTCGCGTCTTGCGGCCTCGTTTATGACGCGATCCTCGATAAGAAACTCAACATAAAAAGCGACGACCGTATTATTCGAGCAGTATCCGGAGCCCGTAAAAGAATCGTCGGTCAATCGTGGCTCTGGGCTCGAGTCGTACCCGATATCGATCTAACGCCGCTCTACGCGCTCACGATCGCTTGGCATTATGCGAACTACAATAAAACGAAGCAACCCGGAAAGCCGAGGATCTTTTAACGATGAACTATGCAACACTCGCCCAGTACGTCGGGACTACTATTATCGGCGTGACTCTTGTAACCGTATCGCCAATCGCCGGAGCAATCTTCGGCGGACTAGCCCTCGTCGTTTTCGGCGCTCTCGCGGAACGAGGCTAAAAAATGGCTCTCGGAAAACTCTTAAAACGTCAACTAATGCCGCCGGCCCAGCCGAACGCGTACGTCGATTCTCTCGGCCGCGTATCACGATTCTACGACAACGTCTACTCCGGAGTCTTCGTAGACGAAACCGCCGTCCTATCCGTTCCCGGTATCTGGCGCGGCGTAACGTTAATCTCCGACGCGATCGGAGCGTTACCTCTTCACGCGTACCGAGGCGATCAAAGACTCGATCCGACACCGTCAATACTCGAACGACCATTCCCAGCAGAAACACGAGTCGAAACAATTAGCGCGATGGTCTCCGCGTTACTGATCTACGGAAACTACGTCGCGATCTTAGGCGAACCCGGCGCGAACGGATACCCAGATTCTCTGTATCCAGTAGCTCCGAACCGCGTAACAATTCTCCGACGCGAAGGCCGGCTCGTATACAAAGTCGACGACCGAGAATACGACGCGTCCGAAGTTCTCCATATAAAAGGATTCAGTCTTCCCGGCCACGTCGCCGGCGCGGGCATTCTCTCCGCACAAAAACAAGGACTCGGAATCGCGATCGCGTTACAAGAATACGCCGCTAAATACTTCGACGGCGGAGCCCAGCCGACCGGAATCCTTTACTCAACAAACCCCGACCTCGATCAAGACGAAGCCGACTTACTCAAGGCTATGTGGGTTCGTCATTACGGCGGAACGTCACGCGAACCGGCCGTCTTAAACGAATCGATTAAGTTCGAGCAATTATCCGACAACGCGAAAGATTCCCAGCTCGTCGAATCCCGAACGTTCTCGCTAACCGAAGTCGCAAATATGCTCGGAATCCCCGGCTCATATATTGGCGCTCCGAACTCTTCGCGAACATACGCCAACATCGAACAAGAAAACCTATCGCTTTTACGATTCAGTCTTACGCCGTGGATCTCACGTATCGAGGCAACGTTTACCGATTATCTTCCGCGCGGCCAGTACGCAAAGTTTAACGTCGACGCGATGCTACGAAGCGACACACTAACCAGATATCAAGCGCACAAAATCGCGCTCGAATCTGGATTCCTCACCGTTGACGAAATACGAACCGACTTCGAGAACCGTCCCTCGATCGGCGAACCCGAAACAACTAGCCAACAAATCGAACCGAACCCTCTATCCGAGGAGATATAAAAAAATGGAAACAAGAAGCTACGAACTAGATCTCGAAGTACGAACCGAGCTAGACGGCCGGACAGTATGCGGAATCTGTGTTCCGTACGACGTCGAACAAAAAATACACCCCGGCTTAACCGAGGTATTCGTCCGAGGTGCATTCGACGCCGTCACTCGCGCCGCTCACCGAGTCAAACTATTACAAGGCCACGACTCTAAAAATCTTCCGATCGGAAGAGCTCACGTATTGCGCGAAGACGAACGCGGACTCTATGGAGAGTTCCGGGTATCTAAAACGGATCGAGGCGATCAGATTCTCGAACTTGTACGCGATGGAGTTCTCACGAATCTAAGCGTCGGATTCCTCCCGTTGAAAGATCGTAAACGTCCGAACGGAGTAATCGAACGAGTGAAGGCTCATCTCGCCGAAGTGTCGCTCGTAACGTTCGGCGCCTATGGTGAATCGGCGACCGTCTCATCGGTTCGCGAAACGATCGAAAAACCGAATCTAGCCCAGATCGAAAACGTACTCTCAAAGATCCGGCGATAATGCGATCTAGCTCGATCACCGTTACAACATCTCCGACGTTACTCGTACCCGCCGACGATATTCACCGTTCGATCTATTTACACGTCGAAGGAAACGCGAAAGTTTTTATCGGTAATCAAAACGTTACAACGTCGACCGGAGTCTCAACGGAAAAACATACGGCGCCGATCGAGTTAGTTATCCCATCGAAACAAACTCTCTACGGGATCGTCTCAAGCGGTACGGCAGACGTTCGAGTCTTAACTCCCGATATCGATTAGCTATGCCGTGGAGAATAGAAACCAATAACGAAGAATGCCGTTCCGGTTACGCGGTCGTAAAAGAATCGGACGGTTCTCTCGCCGGTTGCCATACAACACGCCGCGAAGCAGTCGCACAAATAGCCGCGCTCAACATCTCCGAAAACTACGATCGAGCGTTACCGACTAACTATCGTCCGGCGCTATCGCGCGACGTTCCGGAAGGTCGAGCTTGCGGTAATTGCGCCTACTTTAACGAAGACAAAATCCAGCAAGACGGCGAAAACTTGCTCGCCTACTGTGAGCGCTGGGACGATTACGTCGACGGCGGTTATTACTGTAACGCTTGGCAACCTTACGAAGAAGAACACGAAGAAGACGAAGACGAATCCAGAGCGGAGGGATATCCGCCAACTAATGCGATGGTCGCCGAAGCGCGTCGCGGCCTCGAATGGCGCCGTCTCTACAATCGCGGCGGAACCGAAGTCGGCGTCGCTCGAGCGTCTTCAATCGTCAACCGCGAAAACCTCTCTCGAGAAACGATCGGCCGAATGGTCTCATTCTTTGCACGTCACGAAGTAGACAAACAAGGACAAGGATTCTCGGTCGGAGAACCCGGATATCCGTCGGCCGGTCGGATCGCTTGGGCACTCTGGGGAGGCGACCCCGGAAAAGCATTCGCCGAAAAAATACTCGACGAACTCAAATCCACCACTTCCGAATAATCTTCGGCTACTATCAAACAAGGCCGCACCTCGACCGAAGCGGAGCCGCACCTCGCCGAACGGCGACACCCGGCCCGATAGGTAGCGACACCCGGACACACCATACCGGCACACTTCCGAAAAGGATTCCCTCTTATGTCTAACCCATTCCTCCAAAACCTAAGCGAAAAGCGAAACGCGAAAAGCGAACTCGTAGACGCAACACTTAACCGCGCAAGCGAAGAAGACCGCGACCTAAACGAAATCGAAGTCGCCAACGTTCAAGCTCTCGCGCTTGAAATCGAAAAACTCGACGCACGAATCGAACAGATCTCCGAGCTCGAAGTTCGTAACCAGAAAGCCGCCGAACTCGCGAAGCGCGTAGACGGCGACGTCGAAGTACGAAACGTCGGAGGCTGGAAAGTCACCGCCGAAGAACCGACCTATCACGCACGAGGCGAAAACTCATTCCTCGCCGACGCGATGAGCGCACAATTCGGAAACGACTACGACGCGGCGGAACGAATCTCCCGCTATAACCGCGAAGTCAAACTCGAAAAGCGCGACGTCGGAACCGCCAACTTCGCCGGCCTTGTCGTCCCTCAATATCTGATCGACCTCTACGCGCCACTCGCACGAGCTGGCCGTCCAGTCGCCGATATTGCGCGGAAGCACGTACTCCCAGCGCAAGGAATGACCGTGAACATCTCACGCGTTACCACCGGAACCGCCGTTAGCTATCAAGCCTCGGAGAACGACACCGCGACAGAAACAAACATCGACGACACACTTTTGACCGTGAACGTAAACACGATCTCGGGTATGCAAGACGTCTCGAAGCAAGCGATCCTACGCGGCGCGAACATCGAAGAAGTCGTCCTCGCCGACCTCATTCGTGCATATCACACGAAACTCGACGACGGAATCCTTAACGGTTCCGGCTCAAGCGGTACGCCTACCGGTATGACCACCGCCTACACACAAGTTATTACATACACCGACGCAAGCCCAACGGCCGCCGAGTTGTATCCGAAGCTCGTAGACGGAATCCAAAGGATTCAGTCCAACTACTTCGCCGGCCCGACTCATATCATTATGCACCCGCGCCGACTTGGATTCTTGCTCGCGGCAGTCGACTCCACGGGACGCCCGCTAGTCGTACCGAACGCGAACGGCCCTATGAACGCTCAAGGAACGTTCTCCGGTCTCGGTTACGGTATGTCAGGCCAGTATTCAATGCTCGGTCTTCCGATCATTACCGACGCAAACGTTACGACAACTAACGGCGCCGGCGCTAACGAAGACCTTATCTACATCGTCGCGGCCGACGAAATGCACCTCTGGGAAGCTCCCGGAATGCCAACGTACGTAAGGTTCGAGCAACCAGACGGAAAAGTAGCGATCCGAATCGTTCTCTTCGGATTCTCCGCGTTCACCGCCCAGCGTTACCCGCTATCGGGAGCGATCATCGGCGGAACCGGACTCGTAACTCCAACGTTCTAACCCTGCCAAGCTACCTAGTTCGGATCGTTCCCCCATAAACGATCCGAACTAGGACTCGGAACTATGAACCAAAACTACGTAAAAGCCCTCGAACAAGAACTAGAAAGCCTTGTCGCTCGTGGCCTTACTGATCGCGCGAACCAAGTTCGCCAAGAGTTAAGCCGGTTCGGATCGAACCATCTCTCGACGGACGGCGGTCTCCCGATTCCGGATCGGCTTAATACTTCACTCGAAGAAAAACCAGTCGCAAAAAAAACCCCAGAAAAAAAACCTACTAAACGAAAGCGGTAAAACGTGGCAGTCACGAACGGATATACGACGGTCGCCGCGTTCCAAGCCTACGTAGGTATGGACACAATTACGGCGAACGAAACGACCGTAATCGAACAAGGTATCGAAGCGGCGTCTCGATCCATAGACAAAATGGCGAACCGCCGTTTTTATGCCGACTCCAGCATTACGGCCCGACAATATCGAGCGACCGACTTTTATCGTCTTATCGTTGACGACATATCGACCGCTACCGGCGTAGTCGTCGCATTAGATACCGGCGGCGACGGAACATTCGAGACGACCCTCACACTTAATACGGACTACATTCTCGACCCGTTGACCTCTCCACAAAAGAACCGGCCTTACTACATCGTAACGATGGTCGGAACGACCCTCTTTCCGTCACCGATAAACCTCCGTCCCGGCGTACAAGTCTCGGCTCGCTGGGGCTGGTATAACGGAACACCTCCGGACGATATTGTCGAGGCTTGTCTAATCTTGACGTCCGATTACGTCAAAAGAGCCCAGTCGATCGGCGGAGTCGTCGGACTATCCGAGCTTGGAGTCGTACGTATGGGCCCATTAGGACGCGATATCGGATCTATCGTTCGCGCGTACCGAAGAGAAATCCTCGCCTAATGATCCCGTCACAAGTCCGAGACGGCATAAAAACCGCGTTATCTAATATCGCCGGCTCCC